GCCCCAGCTTGATTAAGTAAAGTTATGTAGCTACCTAAAATTGGAATAGCTTGAACTACGCTAGCGCCTGTTAATCCTGATAGCCCAGGTATCTTTTTTAAGGCTCCTGCCATAAGGCCAAACCCGCGTATAACGTCAGCGGTATAAATAGCTAAGTTTTCCATATTGGTAGCAAGGTCTGCCACGGTTGTATCATCGCCTAGATTTTTTAGGGCATCTATAAGGCCTGTACCAATAATCTCCTGCACGTTAGCTGCAGCTACGCCTAGTTTGGCTATAGATCCTGCATAAGTCTCTGAGGCTGCTTTGGCTGAACCCTTAAAGGTTACGGCTAAATCGTCTGTAATCTCCTTAAAAGATTTAGTTTTAAGGTCTGCTTTAGATATGCCTACGCCTAATTTACCTAAGGCTGTGTTATTGCCTAAGTACGCCTTACTTAAAGCGCCTGTAACTGAGTCTAAATCTTTACCTGTAGATGCGCTTATGTCTAAGGCAATACCTAATAGGCGCTGGGTCTCGGCTGTATTTTTAGTTGCTACCGCTAGCTTTTGATAAGCAGGCCTTAATAGATCATCTATAACGCCAAACTCACTTTGTAACTGTTGTATAAACCTTTCAGCTGAGGCGGCATCGCGCTCTAAGCCTACGTTTTTTAATGCCAGGGCTAACTGTTGCTGGGCCTTTTGGTCTGCAGCTGCAGCTTTTACTGAGGCTTTGGCATAGCCAATAACCGCAGCCGTACCAAAAGCAACGCCAAAGGTCTTAGCTAGACTTTTAACCGATTTACTGAGCTTGTCGGTAGCCGTCTCAGCTTGCTTAAAGCCTTTTTTGCCTGTGAACTCGGCGGCTATATTTATTACTACGGACGGATCAACGGCCATTATTTAACCCCCATAGAATTGTAAAACTTAATTTTAGAGTTTTCTATAGCTTTAATTACAGCTGCGTTAGTCTTGCCGCCGTCATTAGCCCAGGCTCTAAAAATTGCTCGGCCTCGCATTTTGCGACTACGGCGCCCTGCGCCAGTTTGGTTATTGGCATCTACTATCTGCCCGTCCGCGTTTATAGCATCTACAAACTGCTTACCTGCAAACGGGTTTGCGCTGCGCCCTTCATTTTTGCTACCTGAGCGCACCATTTTGCCAAAATCTGCGTGGCCAGGATATACAACAGGTTTTAATCCTGCCTGATCTCGGCCCATAGGATTAACGCGCCCTGCTGTTTCATAAATTGCACCTGCAGCGCTAGCGTTCACAATACGAGCTACAGCCCTAAAGCCTTCCCTGTTGGGTTTGGAAGGTGAAGTTTTATAGCCTATGCCGCCTTTAGCTGCACTACTGCTCCATATTGGGAATCTGCCAGTAGTTGTAGGCGCTTTAGCCCAGCCCGATAAAGGCGCGGTATTTGGAACAAAGCCACGAGCAGTTTTAACTATAGGGGCTAAAAGGTTTGCTAATTCTTTGCGAGTCTCTTTAGCTAGATCGGGGCTAAACTTTTTAATAGCTTTGCGTAGCTCAAGGGCGCCTCTTACCTCTACTGGCATTTTGCTGCTCCTTAGCTTTATCGCTTAAAACTTTTAACATATTCTTAAACATATACGTATCCAGGTCTAGTAAGTACTGAGGCGCAATACCCGTTTCCACGGCTAGCTGCGCTATGAGGTAACCAAAGCTACCGCGCCCCACTACCCCAAAGGGTCATCATCTAGTACCTCAACCTTAGCTAAGGTGTCTAAAAACTCTGCCCCAAATATCGGTACGGTTTGCCCGCTTGTGCGTAAACACTCCCAGGCTAGCCAGTACACATCGCTTTGCTTTTCATCATCCCTAAAGGCTTTGTGAAAGCCTTTTTTTGCATATAACTCAAAGGCGTACTCAATACGTGGCGTAATCTGATGATCCGATACGCTGCCGTCTGCCCTTGTTATTTTAAGTTTTGCCATTGTGTTAGCCCCTTTTCTTTATTCTCAGCTAGTTGTAATTACGATTGGTGAGTTACAGGTAAAAGTAATGCTCTGAGTAGCAATATCTGCAACAGCGCCGTTAATATCTGTAGTGTTATTAACTAGCACAGTAGTGCTGTATAGCGGGTTAGTTGCTGATACTACGGCGCTTGTCTGCTTTAGTGTTAGCGGTACTGTGGTACCCCAGGCAGCTTGCAAAGTAGCGTTTACGTTTGCTGCAGCTGTATCGCTCAAAAAGTCTAGAGTGATAGTGCTGGCCTCTAGGCCCTTAACAAACTTATGCGCTGTATCGCCCATAGCTGTTACCTCTAGCTCGTCAAAGGCGCGGTTAATAGTTGCGCTTGTTACGTGATCTGATAGGACTACTGAGTTAAGAGTAGCCACTACGGTATTGGATAGATAAATTGCCATTGGGCTATTCTCCTATTTTCTCGGTAGATGTATCTTTTGTCTTTGTCTCTTTAACCTCTACTGGCAGCTCTTGGCCAATTTTGATTAAAAACGCTTTTTCTTCATCTGTAAGTGCCATTAGTTAGCTCCAGCTCGTTAGTATGCTTATTTGTAAATCTGCCGTTAGATAGTCACCTGCGGCAACGCTTAGTACGCTAGGCGCGCTCACGCCAGTAACATTAAATACGATTGCGCTATTAGCTAGTTTAGTAAACACAGCTACTATTGTGTCCTCTATGCCAATAAGGTTTGAGGCATTATCAAACATAGGCACGGTCATAATAATTTTAAAATTAGCCATAGGCGAGATAGTTGCCTGAGAGTTATTGCTCGGCGTAATATATGGATCCGCAGGGGCCACCACCACGGCGCTAGATTGCATTGTGCTAGGCGGGTAATTAAATACCGTCCATACACCTGGGTTAGCCAGGGCTGCAGCTATTGTGCTGCGTAAGGTAGTTATAGCTGCAGGCATTAGCCGACCATACCCGCAGGTGAAAGATACGGGGCCAAAAGCCCACGCACGGATGCCATAAGCGTATTGGACATCTTAAAGGGGCTAGGGCTGTAGCCGTCTAAGCTAGTGCCGCCGTTTTGTGTACTGAACCGTGAAGTCCAGATATTTTCTGCCAGCATTAGCGCCGCAGCGTTAATAGCTGGGGTATTGGCGTAGGTAGCCGTTTTTGTATCGTCACCTGTCATAGTGCCATAAGGCAGGATGCGCCTAAAGTTTTGGTCAGCTGCAGTTTTTGCATATTGGATAAAGCTATAGCCCTGTGGGAATTGCCAATAATTAAGCTGCATATTAAAGGCAGGCAAGATATTAGCTGTACCTGTGCTAAAGGGAATAGTGCCTGTGATTGTGTAAGTACCGTTAAAGGTTGAACCAGCCCCAGCAATAGTTACTGATTGGCCCGTAGTAAAAATGCCAGGGTTGGCAACCATAACGGTAGCGACATTAGACACCAACGCGGTACCGACTACGGGCGCGCTGTCAAACCATAAAAAGCCGTTTATTAGATCTTGTGCAGCTTGGCAGGTGTCCTCTATCCAGGTATAAGAATCGTACAAAGTGCCAACGCCCAACGATGCTTTTAATGTCGCGGCGGTCACGTATGTAGCTGGCACTTGTGTACTCCTATCTTACTTAGGTTTGGTAAGCCTCAAAGGGCTAAGAGGCCTACCAAACTATTAGTGGGTTTGCTTAGGTGAAGTTGTAACGGATAATACCCTTAGGCATTTTTGCAATAGTTGCCATATAGCCATAAATAGCCACCTGGATTTGCAGATTGCTAACTACGTTAACTGACATATAAGCCTGTGGTGATTGGTAAACAGTAAATGCCTCAGGCGCAAGAATAATTGCTGAGTCATCCACAGTTGTAGTAGCCGCAAAGTTTTTATCAACGTATAGATCAAGACCTAATACGTTACCGCGGATTGAGCCAGGCTGTGTTAGCCCGCCTGCGTTCATTGGCTGTGATGCTGAGTAAATTGGACGGCCAGTAGTATCGGATGCGGACATCAATAACTGCCATTGGCTACCGTTTGCAATGTAATTCTGTGCATAGTAACCAGTTGCCTCGTAAACAAGACGTGCGGCCTCAGATGCGTAACCGATAATGCCTGCAGATGTAGCAGCTTGTGCTGTAGTTGCAACGGTACCCGCTGTAATAAGTGCAGCGTTAACTGTTGTGTCAAGAGTCTTTAAGTAAGCATTTTGTAGCTGTGCTGTTAGCTCAGCATAGAAGTTAGGATCTGAGCGCTCTAGCAATTCAATGCTAATAGTGTTCATACCTGAGTACTTAGATACTGTACCTGAAAGGTATTCAGTAACCATACCTGTGTTAGCAACTGCTCCGCCTTCGGCTTCAACAGTTACAACAGGTGCTACGCCTGACTTACCGCCTGCAGATGTAACAAGAGAAGGTACGTTAATAGTCATACCGCTAGCTGGCAAAACGCCACGTGAACACGCATCAATAGACGGTGTACCAAAACGTGTGTTAGTTGGGAACTCGCTTAGGTATTGTGTTGGAGAAAATGCAGGGTTAGTACTGAAATCGTCATCGGCTGCAGTTACGTATAGCTTGCTATCTTCATTACCTAGTGCAGCTTTAATCTTGTGTTCTGTGTATGCACCCATTGATGTAATAGGTGTACGTACGCGCTGTGAATTGAGCGCGCTTGGTAGGATGATTTTACGAGCTGCCTCTACTGTAGGTGCAGCCTGCTCTGTGGCATCTACTGCCTCAGGTGCGGATTGATCGGGGGCTGTAGTCACAGCGGCCTCGCTTTCGGTTTCGGTTTCGGTTTCGGTTGTGGTTGTATTTATTACGGTGTTAGTTGTCGTAATTTTTGTACTTGTGGACTCTGCGGCCTCTACTGGCATATCGCCTGCAGCTGCAGCAATTTTTTGCACCGCAGCGCTTGCAAAGGCAGCGCTCTCTACGAGTGATACCTCGCGTAAGGTAGCAGCGGTGACCAGGAGATAATCCTTTTGGGGCTTTGATGCGGTAACTTCCACACCAACGGATAAGCCGTCCATAAGTTGCTCCTGGGCTAGCAAAATCGCATCTGATCCACGTGAGGATGCACTTACCTTAAAACTTGCATAGAGGCCGTCTTTAGCTGAGGTCATACTTTGCATACGCCCTACCACGGCTGAGTTATCGTGTGCCATTAAAAGTTTTACTTTACTTGGCTCAGCTGCGCTAATTGAACCCTCAGCAAAAACTACTTTGCCCGCGCTTGTGTAACCCACTTCGCCATAGGGCGCAATTTTGCCTGAAATCATACGGCGCTCGCCGCTATCTACTGCCTCGATATTGCCACTAAACGTTAAGATCACGGATTTCGTTCCCTTCATTAAGGCCACTAGGGCTTAGCTGTTCCATACTTTGCGCTTGCTCTAAGTCAATTA